GATTCAGGGGGCCAGTCTAGAACATGATTCGCTTATCCCAGTAGTCATTACACAGGCGATACTCTTCCGTTTTCTCACCTGACTTCATCTGGTCGAAATATTCACCGTTAACTGCCAGTTGAAGGTTGGCCACGACCTTCCTCCTTTGGCTTGTGAATTTGTATCGTCATGCCGCTTTGAGTGGTGACTACAATGACAGAACCAGGCTGAAGGCTGTTAAGATTGAATGCTTCGTAAAACGAATCCAATGCCAGTGCTTTTTTATTCTTTCGGTTCCACCAACGCCATCCCTTGCTACAGGCTACATCGACAATCCACTGTACACTCCTGTAAGCCATATAAAACCAGATGAGCAAAACCTGAAGGAATGCTATCCAGTCAATAATCGTATATTTCGCGAAGGAGTCCATCACTTCACCTCCTGCTGCGGTGCTGCTGGCATTTCACGCCAGTGCGTAACTGAGTGCGGATCCGGATATTCGGTGCCATCATCCCAGCGATTGCCATTCCACATTGCAGACCACATCTCACCGTCTTCATACATGACCATTACCGGAATTAACTTATCCGGCATTCGCTCACTACAGCTTATCCAACCATCCGGAGTTGCCGGAGAATTGCCATTTACCAAGTCAGCTCGAACATATAGCGTGTCATCATGGTGCTGATTGTGGCTGCACCACGTTAATTCGCTTAACTCGCCATCTTCTGGCCATACTCCAGCCGTTTGCAGCCAGATATGGGCTGGCGCATCTTGGCAAGGTGTATTAACTGGCAACTTGTAAGTTTGGCTTACAGGTTCTGCTCCCAGTGATGCCAGTGCAATCCGTGCCACTTCCATTTGTTCGCCACGGGTAAGCCCGTTATCAAGCGGATTTTTAATGGATAATTCAATACGTTCTTTGGTAATAGTGGTCATGCCGCGTTTCCTTCTTTCTTATTAACAATTACACCGTCATATATTTCATTAAGGTGCCCTCTCAACTCCATACGCCTTAATGCAAATAACATGTAATCGCATTCAACCTGCTTATTTCCAGTAAATGGCTTATCGTCAGGATTACCCCAACAGCAATTACCCTTGGGCCACCCATGTACTTTCCGTACTCTTCCGTTAACAACGTGAAGTAATCCCCAGCCGGGAGGTAAATCCTCAACTGAAATAATTCCCGGCTCACTAATAAAGAATCGCCAGTCGCCCATTCCAAGAGATGGATTTTTACGAAAACGCTTTTTTCTATCTGCCAACAAGTCAGCACGAGAACACTTCGCCTCTATCAGGCATGATGCTGAATTTCTGAATCCCATAGCATCTGGCTGTTCTCCGGTACTGGTTACAGCTATAAAGCGGTCATGAAAACAAACCTTGAACCCATTGCGCTTAAGGAACTTATACGCAATCTGACAGAGTTCGCGGTGTGTTAACGCCATATCACTCTCCTTTGATGCGAATGCCAGCTGCGCTTGCTGATTCTTCATATGCGCGTTTAGCAGCGTTAAGGATTGCTGCCAGTGGCGTATAGCCGCCATCCATTCGGATTGTGTTGTGGATGCCAGCCATTGTGTCGCGCAATTTGCTGTGGCTAGCAGACAGTTCTGCAATGCGCTTCTCTGCGGCTTCCAGCTTCTCGCGCATATCGTCAACGTACTCGACCAGAGATCCGCCAGCAGGAATTTCGCATTCCTCGACCAGTTGGAAGTAGATATCAGCTGCGGCCCGTGTGTTGCTATGCCTAGCGTCGCCCATCTCACCTTCACGAAGAGCATCGCGTTCGGCGGTAAGATTGGCTATTTTGCTGTCTTTGCCTTCCAGCTCAACGCGCAGCCTCCCTACCGTTAGCGCAATATCCTCGTTCTCCTGATCGCGGCTTTTGATGTATTGCAGGTTTCTTTCCCGTTCATCCAACAATGCCAGCGCGATATCTGGCGAAAAGTGCTTCATAAAATCGTTAAGCGCATTAATTCGCTGATCGAAAGGCATTACAGGTGCTTCACCAGCAATTTTTGTTTTTTCAGCGATTTCACGAAGCTTTTGATAATCAATCTTGCTCATTGGATGACTCCTTTACGAAGCTGTTCGGCGATATCTTCGAGAACGCCATCAGAGAATGAACGGTCAAAATCGCCTTCCGGCGCATTAGCCATAAACTCAGTAGAGGTAAGAATCATCCGGGCAATATCCGCGGCGTTCTTCGCAGTATCATCAATAAAACCAGCTTCCCAGGCAGCCAGCATTCTGTTCGCCACAAAGTAAGCGCCCTCCTTGCGTGCTTCAGTCTTCACTTCAGCCAGGAAAGCATCGGTGGCTGGGGTGTCTGATTGCAGAGACTTTGCGCGATAGTCATTCCACCCTCTTGCATACATGGGATTAACTTGCACTCCATCTTTTACGCAATATGCCTGCCCTCCACGGTTGATAACCTTGATTTCGTCCATAGCGCCAGACTTCATCCCCGCATTCTCCGCTGCCAGCTCCGCGCACTTGGCCTCAAGAGCGGCAACCACTTCCTGATGGTCTTTGTACTTAACGTATGAGCCGGAGATGTCATCACCTTCGGTGTTTAGCCATGCGTCATTGCAATTCACTGCGTAGGTTCTGATGCTCTCCCGCCTATGACAGACGCCAGGCCAGTCAATAAAGTATCCGCATTCCTTCTCAGATTGCTTAAGCGATGTATTTTCAGCAGCCATCTTCGCGCATTTAGCCTCAAGGTTATCAATCGTGATTCCAGCAGAACGACACTCCCGCAACGCCGTTTCCAGTTTTGATTCAAGTTCACCGAACTTACGGACAAGATATTCAGCGTTTGTTTCGTTAACCTTTAAATCACTTGGGATGCATTTACCTTTCAGAAAACCATCCATCTCAATTAGTGACATTTGTTTCATTTCTTCCCACTCCGCCACATCGCATTCAGATATTTGTTGTCATTAACAGAACCGAAACTCTTTCTCTTAAGCAAGTCCTCTCATGGTAAATTCCTCAGTCATTACTGATAGCGCCATAACGTGAGCGGTAATTACGCAGGCGCGGGTCAATTTCAGGGAAGTGGGTATATGTGGCTTTGCGGAATGGTCGGATTGATGTCTGGTAAATTCGCTCGCGTTCTTCTTTCTCTGCAAGCCATATACAATGGCGAAATTCCTTTTCCTCTTTCGTTTCCTGCGGTATCGACATTATCAGGTTGTAGTTTTTCCTGAATTTATCCAGCACCTCCGATACGGAATTGCCGGAACATCGGCGCGCGTCATCCGCACCATACAGAGGCGCTGGCATGGTTTTCTCCTGTTGATTATTTAGCTAACTTTTTCCAGATCGCTGAAACGTATTTGGCTTGGTGAATGGCATCATCAAGCGCGTTGTGGCGAGTTCCTTTGAATGGCATATCTCGCTTAGGGTCGAATCCTATTACCTTCCCAAGTTCGACGATTGTTCTTACGTCGCGGTCATTCCACCACTGCCACGGAACTGGCTGCCCTGTCAGCGAATAACTGTTTCGGAGAATAACGCAGTCAAATGATGCTCCATTCCCCCAAACCTGAACGAATTTGTGGTTAGCGTTCTTTATGATGAATTCAGATAACCATGAAAGAGCCGTTGAAAGCTCCTGAGTGTTGCTGGTTAGCGATTTTCTGGCTTCTTCACTCTGTTCCAGCCACCATAAAATCGTTGAAGCGTCAGGACGCGCTCGATATCGCATTGATGACTCAAGCGAGATATTTACCGAGAACTCTTCTCCTGTTTCTCCGGTATTCGGGTCAAAGAATACCGCCCCAATAGAAATAACTGGCGCGTATGGCCCGTTGCCCATTGTTTCAAGGTCAACCATCAAGTGATTCATGTAAGTCCTTAAATTGCGTGAATAGCGTGACGAGGGAAGGGGAGAGTTACTGGCTCCTCGTCTGGGTAGATAGGTTTGTTATGTTTGTGCCACTCGACATGACATGACTTGCAGAGCCACATCACATCGGTTGGTTTGCTGTAGTCGCAGTGGTGCGCCTGTGGTTTACATTCTGATCCGCAGCACTCACATTGTGGTGGTCGGATTAGCTTACCGTCGCGCAAAAAATTACCCACAATGATGTGGGCTTTTCTTTTCCATGGGTTGCTCTGAATGAACCGCTTTTTGGCTGCGTTACACCGTTCTCTTCCGCGTTCCGATGATTGATATTCTCTCCTTGCTGATACTCGATGTGGCAATCCAGCGCGTTCTTTGTCGTATTCAGCCAGGCAAGCCCGGCAAGCGGCAGTTAATCCATCTCTGGATGCTCTTCTGATTTGAAAGTCCCTTTCTTCCTTATGTTGATGGCATCTTGAGCAGATTTTCATATTCAGCTCCTAGAACGGAATATCCGAATCGTCGAAGTTCATAGGTGGTTCGCTGTGATTCCCATGCTGCTGAGATTGCTGTCTTTGTTGCTGGCCGTTATTTCGCTGAGGTGAAGACTGTTCATTGCCTCCTTGCTTGCCACCAAGCATTTGCATGGTTCCACCAACGCCTACGATAACTTCGGTAGTGAACCGATCCTGTCCACTTTGATCCTGCCATTTTCTTGTCCGCAATTTGCCTTCAAGATAAACCTCTGAGCCTTTCCGCAGATACTCGCTGGCAATTTCTGCCAGTTTCCCGCTCATTACCACACGGTGCCACTCCGTCTGCTCCTTTTGCTCTCCAGTTTGCTTATCACGCCATTGTTCTGACGTAGCAACTGTAAGGTTTGCAAATGCCGTTCCTGATGGTGAATATCTGATTTCTGGATCATGCCCAAGGCGACCAATAATGATCACCTTATTTACGCCTCTGCTTGCCATTTATGCCGCCTGTTTTAGCTCGTTAACTCTGATGTTCATTACCTGAACGCATTTAGCCTGCGCATCCTCATTGCCAGCCATTAATTGCCAGTCACGCTGATAACGCTCTATGAGTTTTTTCTTGTCAGTTTCTGTTGATGCATAATCGCTGAAGTCTTTCAGGATTTGTTCGCAGTCAACCGATGGAGATTTCTGGTTGGTATTTTCTGGTGATGGTTTGTTATCTGATGCTGGGATTGCCCATCCCGGCAGCGATGGAGGGAGCCAGTAAAATCCTGTTCCATCCTTCAGTTTTGCCCTGTGCCACCCCTGCTTTTTATCGAGAGATGTTTGTGCGAAACCTTCCTCAAGGTTATACAGATACCGACCGATTCCCCATTGAACGGCAGCACGCTTCATTGCACCGGAACGACCACCTTTGACGGCTTCTACCTGCGTGTTTTCAGCAGCATCCCATTTGGTTACCCATTCGGAATCAATCTTGATTGATATGCCGCATTCAACTCCGCCGTTGTTGGGAATATCGCGGTATTCATTGCGCCATCCTGCTTTGCCGCAAACATCGTCCAGGCGTTTCATGATTGCCCGGTTCGTGACATAAGCCAGCACCATAGCCCACACCTTGCCATCGCGTGTTTTACCGCTTTGCTGTATTCGCCATTCGATATCTTCAGGGCTGAATGGCTCATCGAATTTGTTCAAATCCATAATTCACCTCAGAATGGACACGGCCCAAGAAAATAACGCTGATTTAATACTTCGACTCGGGACAAATTAAGGCATACCCGCATTCCTTCGCGGTCACCATTATGGCGATACCAGAGAGCTTTCTGCGTGTACATGCGTCTCTGTAACTTGCTCTCCTTCACTGTGGTTGCAAGTGACATGAATATCTCCTTCGTTACCGATTAATTCTTTCATCTGACGAATGAATTCTTCGTCTGACCATTTATCTGTAAAACTCATGGACGGCCTTGTTGTTTCAAAATATCCCAAAGCTTTTCGAGCAAACTTTTCATTCTTGGTTGTTTAAAGTCTGCTCCGGTTAAAATGTTTTTTCGTGAATGCTGTACCGATAAAATCGGGTTGAAAGGGCGAACCGATGCCGCCCCTGCAATAGCGAACTGTTGCATAGGATGCTCCTTCTGTTTGATTGCATAACGAAAACGCCTCGAGTGAAGCGTTATTGGTATGCATATAAAAAAGCCCTCACACTGGAGGGCAAAGAAGATTTCCAATAATCAGAACAAGTCGGCTCCTGTTTAGTTACGAGCGACATTGCTCCGTGTATTCACTCGTTGGAATGAATACACAGTGCTTATTCGTACTAATAAAACACCCAGTTTTCTGTTTCTTGGTTGTGTCCAAAGTTATATTCAATACCTGGTGTTGATGTATCAATATTCTTCATCCCATCAACAAGAGTTGATACAACAGCCAAATCTTGTTTGATTCTCATCAAATGGTATTTCTTCCGGCGCAATAAACTTTCAATGGCAAGTTTCTTCGTCGGGAATGCAAAAGATCTTTCTGCATTTTTTGCTACTTTCTTAATTGCATATCTATTTCTCCTTTGTTTCCATTCCTGTAACCACTGATTTGGTGCTGGTTTAAAATTAACAATCCAATGCGCAGGAACCAACCATGCATAATGCTCTGTCTGATGAAAAGCTATATATTGAAGTGCGAATATTTTGATTCCATCTTCTTCAACTGTCGCTTGGAATCTCCAGAAAACAGGCATTCCATCATGTTCAGTTTCTGATTCAGGAAAAGGTACGCTCCATGATTTTGTCATATATCACCTCAAATAAGTGGTTTGCTGCCTAATTTCATTTTCTGGCGACCAACACAAGTCACACCCATTTCACTGCGTGGCTTGCGGTAGTAAATACGATTCTGTTTACTCTCGACTTCATCTGCCTTCTTGCAGCGAAGGATTCCGAGTGATATTGCTTTTTCAGAAAGGCTTAAACGCTTTCTTGGGGCTTCCTGAACAGGTTCCTCACTGTCTGTGCCGAAGATAGAATCAATGATGTTGCAGATGGCATCACGCTCGATAGCCAGCTTTCTGCGCCGCTCATGACGGCGAGTTTTGGCATTTCCTGCAAATGTTGATTTCCCGTACACGATTACCGTCATGATGTTTTCCTCATGTGAAATGGCTTTGGTGGTGATGCGCCAGATGCTGATCTTCTGGTTGCTGTCGTTGCAGCTGCAATTCACATCACCGCCAAATCCATCTCGTTTGGTATCTGTTTGCGCTTTGTCAGCGCCCCATCGAAGTTAAAGAGCATGCCAATCTGTTCCGTTTGGCTTCCAGCTTCCTGCTGATGGCTAAATAGTACGATGTGTACTTTATTGAGTCAATACAAAATGTTCTAAATATAATTAGTTTTTTATAACGCTTTGTATTTAATAGGTTTATATTTTGGAAAAAGAAAACCCGACGCTAAGGTCGGGTTATTGTTGTGTATTTTAGAGTTGTGAGGCTGTTAACTAAATGTCTCTTCAGGCCACTGGCTGGCGATAACTTTCCCTACTACGGAACAGCTATCATTGCATGGAATCATTGGATATTGCGGGTTTAGTGGCTGTAGGAACACCTGACCGCTATCCCTGATCAGTTTCTTGAAGGTAAACTCATCACCTCCAAGTCTGGCTATGCAAAAATCACCGGGCTCAATAGCCTGCTCAGGGTCAACAAGAATTAACATCCCGTCAGGAAAGCTTGGCTTGGATCCTGTTGGCGCGGTCATGGAATTACCTTCAACCTCAAGCCAGAATGCAGAATCACTGGCTTTTTTGGTTGTGCTTACCCATCTCTCCGCATCACCTTTGGTAAAGGTTCTAAGCTCAGGCGAGAACATCCCGGCCTGAACATGAGAAAAAACAGGGTACTCATATTGTTTTTTAACGGGGGCAGATGAGTATTCGCCAACAGGTGAAAATGTACCGTCGTGGTTGAATGAGACGTTATCAATACCAAGGTATTTAAACACCACACCAATCTCGTCAAGAGATGGATGACGAGATCCGCGCAACCAGTGACCAATTCCACCCTGCGTCATACCAAGCTCTTCAGCTAACTTCTCTTGAGTTATGCCGAGTTCTTTCATTCTGGATCTAGCCAGTTCATACCATTTCATTTTCATATCCTTATTATTACGCTCTGTACTAAAACCATCCATGCACAAGATGTATTTTTTGTTTGCATTCCAAAAGTACATATCGTATTATTGTTTCATGATTACTATGGAGGGCATATGAGCAACCTACGAAAATATCGAGAGTCACTGAATATCTCTCAAACAACACTTGCTAAGGCGGTTGGATGCACACAGGGAGCTATCGGACATTGGGAATCTGGTCGTCGCTTCCCAGACCTTAAAACATGCCGTGCTCTTGTTGCGTGCCTAAACAAGTTAGGCGCAAAAGTCAGTCTTGATGACGTGTTCCCACCGGAACACAAAGCCGCTTAATAAGCGGATCCGCTCTTTATCAATCTGCACCGCCGACAACGCGGTAACTAATTAAGCACTCATCGAAAGATGAGTATTAGTGATTATTTACCTATGGAAATAGTAAGAAATGGAACAAACAAGTTACAGCAAACTATCACAGCGCGATGTTGATCGCGCAGAAACAGATTTACTTATCAACCTGTCAACGCTTACACAGCGCGGTCTGGCAAAGATGATTGGCTGTCATGAATCGAAGATAAGCAGAACGGACTGGAGATTTATTGCTTCGGTCTTGTGTGCTTTCGGAATGGCATCAGACATCAGTCCGATTAGCAGGGCTTTTAAGTATGCGCTTGATGGACTCACCAATAAAAAACGCCCGGCGGCAACCGAGCGTTCTTATCAAATACAAATGGAATTTTAACAACATCCAGCGAGGTAATTATATGCGAAAAACGCAGGAAAATAAACGCGTTAATCACCGAAAAGATGTGCTACGTGACCAGTTTTATCAGGGGGTTAATCCAGCAATAGCTGTGCCACTGAGAGAAATACTTAACAGGTACAAAACTTCGGAGAAGTCAAAATGAGCATGAATCTTATGGCTAAGGCCATGAATATAAAGGTTGGCAACCCACTGAGAAAACTGGTTCTGATTAAACTTGCCGATAACGCCAATGATAATGGCGAATGCTGGCCTTCATATCAACATGTCGCTGACCAGTGTGAGGTGAGCAGATCGACAGTAAAAAGTCACATTAGGGCACTGGAAGAGATGGGGCTTTTGAAAAGGGAATTCAGAAGAAAAGGAGAGCTTAACCAGTCAAACGTTTTTTATCTGACGCTGGATAATGCACAACAAATCCAACCAGAATCAGGTGGGGCAGGAGCTGCCCGGGGTGGGGCAGGAGCTGCCCGGGGT